GAACAGATGTGGCTTTTATTCCACAGTATATTGGAAAATTGGCATCAAATGAGTTGCGAATCAAGGGCAAATTTGTTATTATAAATAAATAAGTAGTATAGGAGATAATAAAATGGCAGAATACATCTTAACAGACATCACACGCAAGGAAGGCAAACTCAACTACTCAGACATATGGGAAGTTACTTGGGTAGATCTAGTGGACCTACAGGTCTATGCCACTGTGGTAGACGCAACTTATCGCAACTACACACGTTCAAATTGGCACAACATAGTAAATGGACCCATCCCATATGGTCTTTATTCAGGCTTACGTAAGACAGCTAAAAAAGACAAAGATGGCTTGCCTGTGATATCAGCAGACAGTCACCCTGCATTGGTAGATCCCATGACTGAAGCAGAAGTATACCGCATACTAGAAATACGTCAGAGCCAGATACAACCATGAAAGACTACCCAGTTTGGATAGTAACAAGTGAAGACCTAACCCCAGATGAAATTGAAGCTTGGGGACTACTAGCTCGTGTGGGCTTTTGGTATGTGGATTTAGACTCCGCATTGGGCACTTATCTACAGCTACAGAACCGTGGACGTAGAACACGTATACCTGGTATAGCTCGTGATTACCTCACAGTATATCCTATCAAAAAGGACCCTTAGCACTATTCGTTTGGCCTAAATATGGGTATGGGCAGACCCAAAGACCAAGACCGATTCCCACAACCACAAGAACTACGCTTGCCAGATGGCCGTGTGATACCTCTCCGTGATCTAGTCAAAAGGGTATCAGAACGTAGATCACATAATCTACTGTTGGGCATTGAATACTCATCAAATGGACGCCGTCGTAGAATCACCCCCTAAAGCCAGGGTTAAATACACAAAAGGATCACAACCATGTGTATAGTAGCAGCCAAGTATTTCCCAGGTCAGGGATGGGCAGGAGCCAAAAATCGCGATCGTAATTATGTTCCAGACCTAACATTCGATTTATTAACAGACTCACAACCACACAGACTACTCATGCGTGATGACATGACAGGCTATATGGAAGGCCTTAATGCCAAGGGTATTGCTGTGTTATCAGCTAGTCTACAGGTCATGGACGATGAAAAAGAAATCAAAAAACGCACACGAGATGACAATCCAGATGGCGAACGCATCCGCGAAGCACTGAAAAACACAACCCTAGATCGTGTGGTAAAAGAACTGGTTAACGAAGGTATGACTGGCAATACTGTAATATTTGATCAAGAACGTTGCTTTATCCTAGAAGGTGCTAACTTTAATGATCAATACAAGTATAAGCTAGCGGAAGTTGACCCTAACACGGGCATAGCTAGAACCAATCATGGTATACTGTTACCACAAGCTGGATACCAACGGGGCGTAACGGCACAACAGGATGAAAGCCGTGCCAGTTCAGAAGCACGTCTCAAAGCCGCAGAATCGGCCTTAGTAACGGCACAGACTCCAGATCAACTGGTAGATCTATTAGCAGAACAGCCCAATAAAAACACACAAATGAATCCCTTACGCACCACAACAGATCACAAGCGTATGAGAACCACAGCACAAGAATTGATTATACCACAAGAACATACATTCTTTCTGCGTCCAATACAGTCAAAACTAGACATAGACTTTTGGCGTATCAATCAAACTCCAGATGACTTATGGTTAGAAATCCTTTCAAATCGCATAATGCGCAAGCCCAAGGATACCAACACAGTGGATGAGGAAGAAACTGATCCATTTACACGTTTGGGTAAGATCTATGGTTCGGTTAAACCCCAAGATAAAGGTATGAAGGATTTATTCAAGACCTACGGTCGAGTTCAAGCCAAACTCTGATTTCTTTCAAAATTTTTCAGCCATAAATAACTATATGGAACAGAAAATGAAAAGTAAACGTGGCGGAGCCCGCCCAGGAGCCGGTCGTAAGAAAGGTGGAACCAATGGTCTGACCATTGAATCATTGTTGTCCACAGTTCAAGCCAAGGCCAAAGGCCAATCATATGAAGAAATACTGGTAGAAGATTTCCTACGCTCAAGAGATGCGGGCGATGGTAATCTAACACAAAAGTATCATCATTTGATTCTAAACAAGGTAGCACCTACACTAGCCAAGATTGAAACCACCCAAGGTGATGAAGCTGTTGAACAACGTCAACAAGCGTTTGCAGAAGCTCTCAAGGCCTTGGCCACTATAGGACAAACAAATGCCCGTTAAACCCTTAGGCCGTATTCGAGGTCTTAATCCAATGCCTGAAGCACACTTGAATCGCCAACCAAAAGGTCACGAAGTGACAGCTAACCTAACACCCCGGTCACCTAAAACGGTTACTAGTCAAATGTCTAGCATAGTGCCACACTCTGCACATGCAGCCAAACGTAGTCATGAATACCACAAGGCCATCAAAGCCACACACACTGGTGGCCGTGAATCATCAGCCCGTATAACTGATCAATTGAATCCAGATCGTAGTGTATCATTAGCCAATAAGACTGGACGCTCATTCCCTGGGCTGGCTAATTGAAGCTAAATAAAATAAAGGAAACGTCAGTGCCATTAATTAAATCTACTAGTAAACGAGCTTTTGGTGAGAACATTGCTCGCGAAAGAGCCGCAGGCAAGCCAGAGAAACAGGCTGTGGCCATTGCCTACGCTACTAAAAATGCAGCAGCCAAATCAAGTAACAGTGGTGAAGGTATGAACAAGAAGCCTAGTAACACTAGCACACAGGGTGGCATTGCACATCACAGCGGTCATTCTAAAAAGCGCAGTGAACACTATCATGCTAAAACAGTAGAAGCTAGTCAGGTTCGTCCTAGTGAAATGAAAATGACACGCTCAGAGCACCAATTAAACAATCCAGAGGATTTTGAAGAAAAGGGTCATAAACTTTAATCCATCTGTGTTATAATGTAGTTTTGAATGGAACTGAAATGAGAAATGAAATCAATGCCGCATTCCTTAGGCAACGTTGGAGAGCAACTCATACTCGTGGGTTGGAATGGAAGTTAACCTTTGAAGAATGGTGGAGCATTTGGGAAGCAAGTGGACGCTGGGAACAGCGTGGTAGAACTAAAGATAAGTATGTTATGAGCCGTAAGAATGATTGCGGAGCATATGAAGTTGGAAATGTGTTTATACAATTGGCTGGCGATAATGTTAGTCAAGCGAGGTCAGGAAAGCCAATTACAAAATTGATAGGCGTTCCAAGGACTGAAGAAGTTAAACAAAAAATAAGAGAGACACTTGCCGAAACAAGGGCTCGTAAAAAGGAAGAACTACATGAGTAAAGCAAAACACAGTGAGCAGTTAAAGGGAGTGTATAATCTCAACCCAACATCCATGGTAATGAAGCAGGGTTCTGAACAGGAACGTGATGAATTAACCAAACCAGCACGCAAGGTAAAGAATCAAAGCACAATGCCACTGGCACATGAAGCTGGTGCGGATACCGCCTGCACAGAGTGTGATGACATGGCTCATCCAATGATGCAGACTCGTCATAGCCATCCAAAGAATGTCAAACACACAGATGGTCGCAAGCATGAAGATGAACACTATGCAGTGAAAAAATTAAAAGGAATGATGTAATATGAAAAACACAACATTGGGCCGCAAGCCTTCAAACACAATGAAACGGAATGAAGGCTTTAACAAGCCAACACGTCGTGTGAGCCAACAGGGCGACGGTGCAGACTTTGCATTTAATGGTCAGATGGGCGATGGCGTAAATGGTCATGGCACTAATGGTCGTTATGCTGGTAACCATGTGGGTCTTACAATGAAAGAAAACTATGGTAACCGGACTGTGCGCGGTAATGATTCTGACTGCCACGCAGACCGTATGGAACGCATTGGTCCAAGTGTAACCAAAGATGCAGAAAAGATGACCATTGCCACAGCCGCACAAGGTCACAATGTTGGTAAGGAAACTGGTGTTAAACGTTTTCCTAATCCAGATGCTATCAATGTAGGAATGAAATAATGTCAGCAACAAATTTTAAACCAGCTGGTAACTGTGTATTGTCCAACGTTGCCAGTTCAGCTGCTACTGTATTCGTAACTTCCACAGCTCCTGTTGGTGCTTGGTTAGTTACCAATGCTGGCACAACTGATGTGTTTTTCCGTTTGTCAACCAATGCCGCAGCGGTTGCTAGCGTTCCAGTAACAAGTGGAACTTCATCTTCTGGTCAATTGATCAATGCTGGTGATACATATATTGTCAGCTTGCCATATGCTGATGCAGGTGGTCCAAATGCATTTGTGTCAAACGTAGCTGTTTCAGCTGTTACACAAACTGGCACAAGCCAATTGTTTATTAATCCAGTTCAACCATTCTAAGGATTGATCATGGCAGAAGGTAAAAAGAATTGGATCGCTGGTGCTATTAAAAAGCCAGGATCCCTACGTCGAGAACTAGGCGTCAAAGCTGGTAAAACTATTCCAGCAAAGAAACTAAATGCTGCGGCCAAGAAGCCAGGCAAACTAGGCCAGCGTGCTCGCTTAGCCAAAACATTAAAAGGTTTTAAAAAATGAAAACTAATCCATACGCAGTAGAAAACGTTAACCAACCACAGGGTCCACGTGTAGGCAATGAAGGAGCACACACAGCCAAACGTGGCAACTTCTTAGATGCCAAAGCAGAACGTCAGCCTCTAGCTGATCAAGTTATGAGTGCATTCGCTGGTCGTGCAACTGAATTAGAACGTAACCCAGGTGAGCATGAAGTGCCAGAATCTGGTGGCATTGATTCAAATAGCCAAATTCGTCGTTTTGCTGCACGTAAGAACAAATATCGAGACTAATTATCCGTAATAAGGTTTGGTTGTTGTCCTAAACAATGACCACATTGTATACTATTTGAAAAGGAACAGCAATGAACAAGAAAGCAACACCATCACCTTGGGGCTTGGAAGAATCCGCCCCTGCCACAGAAGTTGTAAAAGAAACCAAAATTCAAAAGCCTGCCAAAGAAGTCAAAGCAGTTGAACCAGCCAAGGAAATTAAACCCCTGCCACAAGAGCCCTTGTATGATCTAGAAGGCCTAATGACTGACTTCCCAACCGCTAAGGAATTGGAGAAGTTTGTGTTTGACCAAACTGGCCATGTGCTGAATCTAAAAGGTCGTTCAAACAAGTTCAAGTATCAAACTGCCATGGACGTGCTGAATGGTGTCAAACCAGATGAAGCATTGTTGGGTTTTGAGAATCCATACTTGGACAAGAATGATCTTATTCCAGTGGATGAACTACGCAAGTTACCTCCACGTCCCTCTGATGTTGTGGGTCAACAATGTGTGGCATCATTCATCTCAAAAACATTCCAACACCCTGATGCTGAATGGGCTGCCGCAGGTCAAAAATGCGAAGTAGTATTCCGCAAGTATATCAACAACGTGATCACTTATGAGATCATTGGTCCTATCTCAACTCGTGCTGTTGGAACCCGTGTCAACAAGTTTGGTAAAGAAGTTCCAGAAAAGTATGTGTGGGTTGATCCACGCACTGGTGAACAGGTTCTGCGTCGTGAGAATGGTTCATACACTCCAATTGGCACACGCTTACGTGCTGCCATGCAACGTCAAAAGATCAACAAGTCAGACTATTGGGCAGTATGGATTGACCGTGAGTTTGTGATCAATGATGGCACAGGATCAATTGACAGTCCTTGGGGTAGCTTGACCTAATGGATCAGAATACCCTATTGGCTGACACCAAGATTCTACAAAAGGTCAACGCTGCACACCGTGATGCTTTTAGTCTAAAGTATCCTGGGCAGGTTGACCATTGTCTACGTCTAATCATGGAACGCCTGCAAGCGGGTCTGGACAAGCGTGATGGAGTTGATGTGCAACAGGTTTCAACTTGGCGCTTGCCTCCCGAGGATCTACAGGCTCTAAGTGAAGCTGCTTACTATCTAAACGAAATCCGCAGAGGATTCTAAATGCTAGATCAAGGTTTGATCATGCGCAGGGCCTTGCGTTACTGTGCTGAACGGCACGGCATTGATCCCACTCGCCTACAGGCCCTACCCACAGAAGTCTTTAACCGTTTTCAAGACTATGTTATGTCAGTGGCTGAAGACATGCAGTTTAATCAACTCAAATACTTCCGTCCATTTGAACATCAGTTAAAGTTCTTTGCCACTGGCGGTCATGATCGTCGTGGTATCCTTGCTGCTAACCGAATTGGTAAAACAGTATCTACCTGTTATGAAACTGCCATGCATCTAACTGGTCACTATCCAGAATGGTGGACAGGACGCAGATTTGAAAAGCCAATCACTGCCATGGTAGCTGGTGAAGGTTGGAGCCAGGTTGCACTGGTTTTACAAAATGAATTGTTAGGAACCAACGATGTCAAGATCCGCGATAATATGGGCACTGGTGCGATACCTAGAGATGCCATCATATTTGATACTATGCGTAGCGATGGTGCTAATTGCATCGGGGTGGAAATAAAGCACACATCTGGTGGACGCAGTTACTTGTTGTTTGCCAACTACACACAAGAAGTTCGTCAGATGCAGGGTTTTAAACTTAACCTAGCTGTGTTTGATGAGCAACCACCCGATGACTTCTTTTCAGAGATTGTTACTCGAACTGCTACCACACAAGGGCAAGTATTATGCTCATTTACGCCACTTAAAGGTTTGAATGGACTAGTATCAAAGTTCTGGAATCGTGAAGAAGGCTATGAACATATACGTGTATCATGGGATGATGTGCCAGAGTATGATCCATGGGGCGAACCATTCCTATTACGAGAAACGAGGCTACAACTTGAAAGAGATTATCTCCCACATGAACGAGATGCTCGCCGCAATGGTGTTCCTGTTATGGGTAAAGGAGCTGTTTTCCAGATTAGAAACTGGCCAACTTATAAAGCTGGGGATTATGATTTTCGCAATAGTCATGGTCTACATCGCGTTATTGCCCTAGACTTGGGTCTAGTCAACGATAAAACTGTTATTAGTCTAATGTATTGGGACCCAGACAATCAAGAAGCTTGGCTACATCATCAGATAGTGGTCAAGGGCACAGAAGAAGCTAATCCTGTCAATTGGATACAACACCTAATGCGACCAGAAGTGTTTGGCACGCCTATTGTGCTACCTCCAGATGCGGGCACAGTGGGCCGTTATACTATGAGTGCGCTGAGTCTACGTCAAATGTTTGAACAGTATGAACTAAATGTCTATCCTGATCCCATACGCAATCCACCAGATGCAGAAGGTCGCACTACTAATCACAAGGCGTTTGGTATCAATACCATGCGCCAAATGTTGGAACTAGGCACACTACATGTCAATGAAAACTGTGTAGAATTCCTACGTGAATGTCAAAACTACTATGTAGATGAACGTGGGCGCTTTAGTGATCCTGATGACTGCATTGACTCTGCACGCTATGCCCTACTAGGTTGCTTAAACGGTTGGACAGAACTCTGGGATGATCGCAGTCCCCGGGCACGCTTTGAAGCTGCTAAACACAACATGCGTGTGCTACAGGCCAATAAAAAGAACCGTGCGGACTTGCCACCTTGGAAGAGATCGTGGTCTGCAGAGGGTGGCCCGGACTAGCTTGTGGCCTGCTTTTATGCTATACTAAATACATTATGATCTATCTTTATGCTAAACAACATCGTGTGACTGGCCTACGTTATTTTGGTAAGACTACACGTGATCCATATGTTTATAATGGTAGTGGCAAATACTGGACAAATCATTGTAACAAACATGGTTGGGATATTGAAACAACCTGGGTCCATGCTTATGAAGACATTAACCTATGCGAAAAAGAAGCATTGTTTTTTAGCAAGGTATATGACATTGTAGAATCTGATGATTGGGCTAACTTAAAACCTGAGAATGGTATTAATGGTGGCACAGTTAAAGGACATAAAAAGTCTGACACAGCAAGGTTAAAAATGTCTATTGCTAAAAAAGGTAAATCCAGTGGACGTAATACAAATTATCGCACTGGTAAAAAACATACAGAAGAAACTATTGCTAAAATGAAATTAGCTCAATTAGGCCAAAAGAACCATGGGTATGGTAAACATTTAACAATAGAACACAAAGAAAAAGTAGCCCAGGCATTAAGAAAACCAAGACCAGAAGCTTCTATATGGATGAAAGAAGTATGGGCAAAACGTAAAGCACAAAAGGAACAAATATAATGTTGGATTTAAAAAACGTAGTCATCTCAAATTTAAATGGACATACGGGTATGCTTAGTCGTTTTGTCAAGATGAAGAGCTTGTTGGACCAAAAATGTGCCGCAAATTTACGTTTGCTTGCTACAAAAAATAATATCAATCGTATCTCAGACTACCATTACCTAAACCTAGCAGTAACTAACTCAACAGATCCCGTCAACGGTATTGACTACATC